CTTGTTCTTCAAATCTAACATTCTCTTTGTCGTCTCCTACATCTTGATAATAGTACATAATTTGACCATTCTCATTTCTCTGTATGTACATATTCTGAGATGACCTTAGAACTAAATTATCTCCAGTATATTCTAGATAAGAAGTTCCAAATATTCTACCATTGCGTAACCAAGAGTATATTAACTGGTCGATATTTACTTCATCAAAAAAGTTGGTGATAGCCTCACGCTCTGCGTCATCATCAGTTACGATGTCGTAACCGTCCTTCGCCGCATATATGCAGGGTAAATCAATCAGAGTCCTGATTATAGGGTCAGAAAGATACACATTCATGTACGTTCTTGCATCCCCAATCTGTGGCTCTTTGTTTGCTCCGCCTCCGTAACCTCCCATTCCACTGTTATTTTGAAGCTTTATACGTTTAATAACGCCGGCTCCAAAGGAACGTGGACTGTTCTCACTAAATGGTGGATTTTCTCCTACTGTTGCGAATTCTCTTCTTCTGCCGAAAGGCAGATAATCACGTAGAGGCATGGCTATCAAATACTAGTAGACGGGGTGAGTATATAAAGCTTTCGCCGAAAACTACTTAAATACCTCCGGGCGAATGCTTATTTAGTGAACTTTGACCCCTTCTTGACGTAAATACGCCCTGCCCTGTCCATCCACTACCACTTTGTTGCGCATTTCTTCTAGTTGGCATAGAAACTGCTGCAAAATTACCTGAAATAGGTAACATTGACAACGCTCCATGCAATGCTATAGCTGTACTATCACAATAATCGTCATGTTTACCATTAGGAGCACTTATTTTCTCTGTTTTATTAGCAGCGTCCATTGTATACTCTAAATCCACATGTTCTCTATACCACTTATTTACCAGTTTTGCTTGGTCAGCTGGTAACTCTTTTGGGTCTGGTACTATAACTTGATTTTTTTGTAGGTATGATACCATGTCTCTGTAGACTTGGGTTTTAGTACCTTTCGCTCCACCTGTAAAAATAAATGGTATAAACTGTATACCACTCTCTATACACGCCAATCTTATATCTTGTTCAATCGCGCCACCCATACCCGTCGCATCAATAATAAGCCTATCGGCACCAAAGCCCCTAGTAACATCCATAATGCGTTCTCGTTGGTATGGTATATCATGTCCACCTGTTCTTGGACTAATTTCTTCCAAGTAAACAAGTCTTGCAACATTCTGTGAAGTTGATTTTTCACAAGTCCATACACTAATAACAGTTGAATTAACGGACTTACCAATATCCACCCCCACAGTACAATTATCAACTTTCGTTCCGAACTCGTAAAATCCAAGTCCGGGTCTGAAAGTCCCTCGTAATAATTCCGGATTGAAGATATTAGACGACGACTCCACGAAATCACATTCATATTCTGTCCTCCAATATATCGAATCTTCTCCCCATTCCATCATTTTGGTTAACATATCTTCTTCAGTATAAGGTGGGTCATATGCCCTACCTCTCTTCACAGCATCTCTCCACGTATAATGTAATCTTGTAAATGAATCTGCATATGATTCGTCATACAAATATCTAAACATGTGGTTTTCTTTTGATTTTGGAGTCCCTAAGTTAATAAATGGTGCTGTGTTAGATATAATCGATGGTTCTACATTGTCTATAAATAACTTGTCATCTATTAACGGACTCTCATCCACTATTAAAAAAGTTGGGTGTTGTCCACGTATAGCTTGCCCCTGATTAGATGCAGCTATTGGGGCTCTACGTAGCACTGTACCACCCTTCATTGTGATATTAGGTTTGTTATGGAAACGGTAATGCTTAACTAAGCCTTCTAAAAAAGCATTGTCAGCAAAATGCCGATAACAATAATTAAAAATTAAGCTTGCTTGGTCTTCACTAGGAGCCAAAACAAATATTAAATCTCTGAATCTCTTAAAAAACATGTAGACAACTACAGCTACCGAGAGAGCGAATGATTTGCCTGAGCCACGTGGAGCCAATATTGCTACTTTACGATGTTTTTCAGGGTCACCATCAGGATATGTTAGAGATTCTACAACAATATCCTCTTGCATAGGTCTAAGTTTTAGTGGTCTACGTTTGTTATCTATCAAATAACATTCACAAAATGCACGAACTAACAAAGTCATTTTCTTTGCATCTGTTCTACACTTTTCAAAAATCTTTTCTAAGGCAATAGAATCGTGAGCTGCTATACCGCTAATCGCTGCGTTTAGTTTTTTCTGCTCGTTCTTTATCGTCGTCATCCATCAAACCTTCTAATATTTTACTAAAACCTTCGGTATTCTTTTCCACTATCGTTGGCACTTCTATATTAAGAGCGCGGAACTCAGTATGAATATCACGTACAATCGAGTTACGCTGTCGCAAGAGCTCTGTTCTCGCGTCAACATCCCGAATAGATACAAGAATTTCTTCCCACAACAAGTCCTCAAGCGCGAGATTGCGAGCAAGGAGGCGGACAAGCTCTTTATGACGCTCATACTCACCTTCACCTACTCGCTCTCTTAAACGCTCTTCGTATCCCTTGACGTCCATTACTTCTGTTCGTCTAGAGCAGCTTTGACTTTAGATTTGACTAGACCAGCTAGTTCATCATCCTTTTCGTCCCAAGCAGTAACTAAAACGTTTCTGACTAAAGAGTCTTTGACGTGTATTTTTGCTTGTTCATCTAGTTTGTCAAAAGCTTTCATTTGCGCTTTGGTTAGATTCTTATCAAGAAGTTCCATCAACTCTGCTTCATTATTTTTTAAGTATTTGAATACTAGAGCTTTGACTGCTGGTACAGTGTAAGCAATATATCCTGCCATACCTAAAACTAATGCTGCAAGAGCCATTAGTAATGGTTCGTCCATCATAGCATCTAATATACCTGATTCTTCTACAGTGTCAATAATTGCAGTAAGGTTACCTTCTGCTGTGTTATTATCAGCTGTTTGATTTGATGTTTCGTTTGCCATAGGTTATTCACCTGTATTCATATAACGCAAGCCACTATTTAAAGCTTTCGTTGTGTGGCCCCATAGAGACGCATACTGCGTAAGGTTCCTGTGGGTTCGTGGTCTGTTGGAGCCACTGTATATTATAGAAGCCCTGAGTATATAAAGTTTGCTGTGGTTACTTGTAATTTACAATCAGGGCATTCCCAAATGACCTTCTCTATATCACTATATACTTTCTCCATATCTCTAGCGAGATAAAAATTCTTTTGATAACATATTTTACATTTCATATTTATAGAGGACTACAAGTATAACAACGTACTTTGCCGCTATACAAGTATCCTATTGTCCTCTTGCCGCATATATAACATTTCATGCTTATGCGTCTATAATCAAGGCGTATTGAAATTTATTACCAACTTTGTGTATCTCTAACAAACGTATAGTCTTGCTATCGTCAATTGAATCTAGTTTAGCTTCAACTAAAGCTAGACATGCTGCTAGGTCCTCTGCTTGTTCTGTAAAATCACTTACATCGTAATTTGCCATTTATTCCTCCTTATTTCTTCTTACCTTTGACTACAGGCATTTCCAACCCGTGTTCGTGTGCTTGTTGAGTAGATTCAATTTGCTGTGCTTGCCTTTGTGCAGCATCATTGTAATCAATAACTGCTTGTGCTTTGATTTTATAAAATGCTGTTTTCTCTGCTTGTTCTTGTTTCCAGACATCCAGAGCATCTTTGATAATCAGAAGGGCTGGCCCTCCTAGAATAGCTATCAATGTTGTATATCCTTCAATTTGTTGTAGAACAGTTTGGTCTTGTAATCCGTGAAAAATCACATATCCTGCAAAACCAACCCAGAGTAAAACTAAAGGTACAGCTATCATAAACATAAAAATGTCGTTGAATGTAACTCCTTCTCTTGCTTCTTTACTCACTATCTCGTCCCTCCTTACTTCTTGTTTCTTTTCTGGAATCTTTATCTTCGGTATCTTGATACCTGATAACATATTCCATATCATTGTAATCATGAATATAATAAATGCTGTAGCTGCTGCTGCTAATAAAGCTATCACTAAAAGCAAAAGTATATTCGTAGCTGTGTCTATCACTCATCGTCACCTTCCAAGACTATTTCTTCAATCATAAACCATGAGACAAACTCGTATACGCCATCTCTATTCCAATCTGCGAATAGATTAACGTATATAGTGTACCAACCAGTATACGGTTCTGTAAAGTATTCTACACCTGAGTGTAATTCATACTCGTTGGCTTCCCATCCTGTTACGTTGAAGTAGTTGTCATTCCACATATATCCATTGTAAACTGTTTCATTGTCTTCTACTTTCATATGACCTACATCATAACCAATCATTATTGGTAGTGTGTCTTGGTCGCAATCAGTATCCACGTCAACAGTAATATTCAATGAGTTGTATTCTCTTGAATAGTTACCGAATTCCATGCCATCATAAAAATAAGTTTCATTAGCTGTGCAGTCATATTCTTCATATTCACAGCTACCATCATCTTCTTCTGCCCTTTCGTTGTAGTTTGAGGCATCTTCATCCATGCATCCATAAATTGTATCATCTTCTTCGGTTTGATTTCCTGTACCATTATCAACAGGACCACCTACAAACTGACATCTTCCATTATCGTGTGTGGCTTGTGAGTTATAATTAGTTGCTTCAGGGTTAGTACATCCATAGACAACAGGAGGAGGGAATACACAACTACCATTATCAAAAGTAGCGTCTTTTTTATAGTTGATAGCTGAAACATCCATGCATCCACCCTTAGACACGGGCTCTTCCTCTCCTCCGAAAATGTCACCAATAGAACTTAAATCACCGCCACCACCAAAGAAAGCTAATATCAAAACAGTGAGTATAGACCCAAGTTTTTTACCTAACTGAGTCTCACCTAACTTATCACCGGCTTTTCCGATGGTTTCAAAGAGTCCTTCTTCCTCTTCTGGCTTTCTTCTGGAGCCACCTCTTAAGCCTAAAGCTTCTCGTTCCTCGTCAGAAATCACAGAGATGCCACCATAATCATCACGCGACATGGATATAACTAGTAGACGATGCTAGTATATAAAGCTTTCGCTGAACATACCTATATACCAACCTAATTGAAGCGTATAAATACGAACATAGGTGTATACGTCTAAGGTGTAGGGTTGGTCTACCCAAAATATGTCGTCAGTCTGCATATCTTAGCGCCAGCCAAAACGCAGCAGACAACAAAGTTAGCCCTAGAATCGCTGCTAATGCTTGAACCATTGGTCCATCTACAGTCATTTCTTCTCCTCCTCTTCTGGTTGTGGCAGATATTTTGCAATATCATCCTCTGAAAGTGTTGAATTTATAGCTTTTGCATACTTTCTGCGTGGTTTTGACCCTGCAGGTGGCTTCCATTTTGGTATTTCTGCATCACATGGCCCACCTTTACTCTCATGAAACGAACACCACTTACAAAGATTCTGTGGAGTTTGTTCCCAATCCTCCATTTCTTCCTTTTCTTTTATCAAATCGTGTATATCCATGATGATTTGCTTGGCTTCATCCAAAACTTCTTGATTTACTTTGACATAAAACGTGTCATCGAAGCGTAAATACGAAACGCCAACGAATTTTGGCATCTCCCCGACCTCTAAAGTGTACAAAAACGCGTAAATAATCAATTGTACGTAGTAGTCATCAGGTAAATATGGTCCATATCGCTTTGAAGTCTTGTAATCTAGCAGTGTAGTGCCGCCATCGAAGTCGTTACAGACTGCATCTACGATACCAATCACGTTATATTTCTGTGATTT